GATCAAGCCGGCCCAACATGCTCTGCTGGGTGTTGACCTGCACCGTTTGGGCGACGCCGCCGACCTGCTGCTTCAGCGTTTTGATCTCGTTCTGCGCATCCGCAAGCTGCTGCCCCGCGATACTTTTCGCGACGCGCTCAATCATGTCGGTGAGCTCGGGCCCGTACTCCTCGCGCTCCTTCTCGGTGATGAAGCGCTGCTCGCTCAAGGGTCGGCTCGGATCGGGTTGGGGTGGAGCTTGCGGTTCGGGTTGGCGTGTTGCGACGTCAGCGAGCAGCTGCTCAAGATGCCCCAAACGGTTTTCTTGGTCCGTGACCCGACGCTGGCCGGCGTCGTAGCGCCCCTTCATCGACCAGTAGCGGGCTTCCCAGCTGCCGGGCTCGACATGCTCGGAACGAGTAGGCTCTTCTGCTATTGTGACAGGAGCAGGGCTCGCCGGAGCCGCTGCGGGCGGTGCAGCGGGCGGCTGATTTTGCGGTTGTGCGGCCCCCTGCCCGCTCCCATTTCCCGGAGGAGTAGCAGGCGGATCGCCCGCTGGCGCGGGCGTTCCATACGCTTGCTGATGCACCTGCGACGCACGTTCTGACGCACGCCTAACTGCATCGGGTACCTTCACCGACTCGTCGATCGGTGCGGTGTTCCGCGGTTGTGACATCTAGGGCTCCAAGCGCAAGGCGTGCTCATGCAGAGGACGCGTTGGCTAGTCGTCAAAAGAAATCATTTGTTCGCGCGCGTTTCAAGCTTTCTTGCCAACTCGTCACAATTACCCAGCAGGGTAACCAATTCGGTTGCATGCTTGGCGCGACCCTGCGCGGTGAGCACGACCTCAGGCGCGCACTTGATACAGTCATCCTTGATCCGATCAGCGTGCCGCGCGAGCGCAGTCATGAATGCTTCCCACTCACGTGAGGCGACACGGCGCAGAAATGCTGCCGCATTGATCAGCTGGTCGTCAGGACCAACCGTCACGCGGGCTTAGCAGGCATCGACGGCGTGAAAGCGTGCATATGGTTGTTGGCACCTTTGCCGCCTTCAGCGCAAAACTTCGGGCCCGACTTGAACGCACCGCCCGCCGCCGACTGATCTGGCGTCTGCGGACCGGCATGCATCTGCGGGAACATGTGCCCACGACCGTGCCCAAGGTTATCCTTGGTGTTGGCCTTGAGCCCGCCCGACGCCGACTGACCGGGCGTCTGCGGACCGGCATGGTTCTGCGACGACATGTGATTGCTCGATCCCTTGGTGATGATCTCGCGATCCTTGTCGGTCTTCTCCTTGCCCATCGGTGGAGTGCCCTTCTTTCCGGTGTTCTTGTAGTTTTTCAAGGTACCTGCCCTCGAGCTTGCATCGTACTCGTCCGGTCGTTGGTGACCGCTCGTCATTGGAGACCTCCTGAACCTTCGTCCTGTGACGTCATCCCAATCGGACGCTGTGCCGGGACGATATCGCGCCGCATCGGGATGATGCGCGGGTTAACTTGCTTGGTGTGTGGCGGCCGGTTCATCGCGATCGGACCAGCCTTGCCGTAAGACGGCTGGCCCAAGCCGCCAGCCGCCGTGAACTTAGGCATCGTCACCGCCGGGCCCTTGGGCGCAGCAACGTGCGGCGCGCTCACCTTGGGGATCTTGATGTCGGGCTGGCGGATCGGCTTCTCCGCGAAGTGGCTGACGCCGGCAAGCGGCGAACGCACCTGCGAAACCCTGACGCTGCCACCTGATTTGAAGCCTGCCATTTAAGGACCTCCTCCGATCGCGACCGGCGGATTGGGCTGCTGCTGATTGAGGTCCGTTCGCGGCCCCATATCGCCAGTCACCTGCGGCCCCGGTGTAGTCCCTTGCGCCGTCGGCTGTCCACCGCCGGGCGGCCCACCGGGTGGCTGCTGCATATGACCGGGTGCGCCAGCCGCCGCAGCTTGCTCGGCCGCAGCCTTCTGCTGCGCTTCGAGTTGGTCATCGGACGGCACAATTTCCTCACCCTGAAGCCCAATCGTGTTCGACACGGCGCGCAAAACATTGGCGCGCCCGCGCGGGCCAATGATCTGAAGGTCGATTGGGTTCGCGGTGATCTGAAGGAATTCGAGCTGACGGCTGCGCTCGGTCTCTTTTTGCAACGCGACGTTGACACCCAAGACCTGAACTTTCTCTTCGCCCGTAAGCAAGCCCGATTGATCGGTCAGCATGATCAGGTCGAACAAATTCGAGAGCAGTGGATCGTAGACGTCGCGATCGATATTCGCGGCGACGGTCTGAAGCACTTTGCTCGCGTTGCCCATCAGCATTGCAAGCCCAGACGCTGTCCGGCCGGCGCCGCCTGCGCCGTTTCCTGCAAGGTATTTCGGTATCGCCGAAAGATCGTCAGCCATCTGAGAGAAGGCTTGGTAGACGCTGAGCAGTTCCTGCGCATTGGAGTTTGGTTGGAAGAACGTGACCGGTGCGACAGATGACGCCTGCCCCAACGGATCGCTGGTCATGTGCCAACGCTTCCACGGGTACAGGTCGTCACCGTCCTCTCCCGGAGACAGGCGATCTTCCAAGACGACCACCTGCGGCCCCGACGAGATTGAGAGGTTGTTCACGAGCGAACGCAAGGTGGCGTTCGACACGTCTTGAATGTCCTCGAGGATATCCGGCAGGCCGTTGCCCACCGGTGTACCCGGCACTTTCTCGAAGCTCGTGATGTAGTAGGGGTGACGCTTGCGCGGTGACGGGCTCAGCTGGACCTTAATCACATACTGTCCGATCAACTGCGCTTCGACATAGTAGTCACGCTGCGGATCAGGGATCTTCGCCGGCGCCATGCCCCAATCACGAAGTAGCTGACCTTGGCAGTTACCCACGAAGGTAAGCATCGAGAGCATCGCTGAACGGTTGTAGTGCGGGTTCTCGCGACTCTCCATCACCGCACGCTCAGCATCAGCGGTATCCCAATCGGTGTTGATGCCGCCGGCGCCATAATCACGCAGCACATTCTGAATCGCCGTCGTCGAATAGCCGGGCAGATCGAGACAGTCGTTGAGCTCGGCGCGTGTAATGCGCGAGCGTTCGATCACGGCTGCATCTTCGATGTCGGCCACGCCGGGCGTGAACCACACGTCGAAGGGTGAAATGCGCTGCCAGCACAGCTTTGGGATCTGCACCGCAGCAGGTTTCCCGTTGGTCCACTTAACGTCCGGGAGTATACGAACGATCGGGCCCTTGATGCAGGCAAACGGAAAGATCGGAAGATCGACCAGAAACTCCGCCACCGCTTTGTAGAAGCCGCCTTCTTTCAAGATCTCGTCGATCTTGTCCTCTGCAATGTTGGCCTGATCGCGTGCTTTACGCTTAGCAGCATCACGCGCCGCCTCGATCAACTGAACCGTGCGATCGCGAATCTGGTCGGGCGTCACCTGCGCCCCCGCGTTCTGCATGGTGCCGATCTCGGTCTGGATCAGCTGCATGATCGATTGTTTGATGCTCGCCGGAATTTCGGGGTCGTCCGGCGGCGCTATGCCCCAAGCCCGATCAGGTGCGAGGTAGACGTCTCGGAGCAGGCTGGTCGCCCCCCGACACTTCATCGCGATCAAACGAGCATAGACCCGCGAGCCGCCGAACTTGTCGATCTCCGCGAGCTTGACTGCGTCATACTGCCCTTTAAACGTCCGCATCGCGGCGAGCAGACGATCCGTCCACCCCGCGTTTCCTGAATTGCGGTGGCGCTGCATCATCTGCCACTCGGCACGGATGAAGCCGGCGAGCGATGCCTCAACGCTGTCGTTGACCTGAAGCGCCTTGTCCTCGGCTTGGGCGCGCGTGCGCGCTTGATCACTCAGTTGCTGGGTCAGCGATGCAGGACCCACAACCCTTAAGATGGCGCTGCCGGGTGCGCTCATGCTTGAAATCAGCCCCCTGCAAGGTTTAGCTGGGTTGCGAACCAATACCTTAGGGCTCGCCATGAACGCAATGGCGCCGGCGTTATCGCCTATCCCGATCGAAGACGGTCTCTACCTGTCGCTGGCGCGCGCCATCGCTATGGACCTGCAAGAGCTCGAGGATGTGCTCAAAGCCCATGGCGTGACCCATAACGAGTGGGATGAAATCCGCGAACATCCGCGCTTCCAAGCCTTCCTCAAGTCGTCAGTCGAGGACTGGAACAAGCCGCTCAACACCCCCGAACGGATCAGGCTCAAGGCGCTCGCGATGGTTGAGCTCGGCTTGGAGGAGATGTGGCGCGCCCTGCACGACGTCAAAGAGCCGCTGACCGCCCGCGTCGAGCTTTTTAAGACCGTCGCCAAGATGGGATCGGTCGACGTTGAGAAGCGCGTTGATGTGGCGAACAGCGAAGCCAAGTTCTCCGTGGTGATCAATCTGGGCGCTGACAACCAGCTCAAGATCTCAGCGCCGGCCTTACCCACGCAGGTAATCGACGTGGAAGATCACTGATGGAAGGGGTCATCACTTACGACGCACCACCGACGGTCGCGTCGTTCATGAAGAGCGAAAGCTTTTTCAGGATGATCGCCGGCCCGGTTGGCTCCGGCAAAACCACAGGCTGCGTTTTCGAGCTCCTGCGTCGTGCTTCGGAACAGCCACCCGGTCTCGACGGCAAGCGCTACACCCGCTTCGCGATCGTGCGGCAGACGCTGAAGCAGATCAAAGACACCGTGCTCAAGGACATTATGTCATGGCTGGCCCGCGTCGCGGTCCACAAAGTTTCCGAGAACACGGTGTATATTGAGTTCGGCGACGTCCGCTCCGAATGGCTTCTTATCCCGCTTGAAGACATCGAAGATCAGCGGCGGCTCTTATCCTCTCAGCTGACCGGCGCTTGGATGTCGGAGGCAATCGAGATGGACGTCGAACTCGTGGCGGCGATCGCTGGGCGCTGCGGGCGCTACCCCTCAGGCGTCCGCGGCGTGCCCCACTGGTTCGGCATTATCGCTGACACCAACTTCCCTTCAATCGGATCGGCGTGGCACACGGTGATGGAAGTGGCTGTCCCACCGGACTGGCAGATCTTCAAGCAGCCCGGCGGCCTCAAGGCCAATGCCGAGAACCTGAACTGGCTCACCCAGACCGAAGAGACGCTGAAGCTCCCGCTCGACGACGCGCGCCGCATCGCTCAGGGACGCCTGTACTACGAGCGCCTCGCTCGCAGTAATAACGTGGACTGGGTACGCCGATATGTGCACGCGGAATACGGCGAAGACCCCAGCGGCACCGCCGTGTTTCGCGAGAGCTTCAAGCACTCGTTTCACGTCGCCGCCCAAGGCATCGAACCGGTACACGGTCACCCGCTCGTCATCGGGCAGGACTTTGGACGAGACCCGTGCTCGCTGATTTGCCAGTGCGACCATCGCGGCCGCCTTCTCGTGCTCGCTGAGGTGATCGCTCAGGACATGGGGCTCGAGAACCAGCTCAAGCTGAACCTGCTGCCCGAACTCAGGACCGAGCGCTACCTTGCGAAGCCGGTGCTCGTCGTAGGCGATCCCGCCGGGGCTGCGAAGAGCACTCACTACGAGGAGACCTCGTTCGATCTGATCAAGCGCTGCGGGCTCAACTGCATGCCCGCGCCGACCAACGATCTCGATCCGCGCTTGCGCGCAGTCGAAGCTTTTCTCGGTCAGCAGATCAACGGTGGGCCCATGCTCATCATCGACGGGATCAGGTGCCCCACTCTCGTGCGCGCCCTCGACGGCGCATATCGTTATGGCAAGACCCGTGACGGCAAGCGCCGGCCCATGCCCGACAAGACCCACCCGTTCAGCGATGTCGCGGATGCTCTTCAGTACGTATGCTTGGCGGTGCATGGCGGGCAGGTGGTGCGCTTCACAGGATCAATGCTCAGACCCACCCGCGAGTTCAAGCGCATCCCCAAGGGCGCGTGGACCTAAGCCACAAGGCTCATCGAGGTGACGCTCCAAGTA